TCCATTGAATAGAATAGACCTTTTACAGTTACAGTAACTTCAATGTCGGTAGGTATGTTTAACACTAAGGCATTAAATCCACCTGTGAGTCCAGTTGGAATATCTACATAATTAGCAAAGGTAGCTAACGTAGGTGCATCCATGTCTTCTGGTATATAACGTGAGATACAAGGTGAGTAATATAAAGGTGTACCAGCGGTAAGATCACTTGGTAATCCAGTGCCGTAGTCCTCTAATATATTTTGTATAGTTTCTTTCTCCAACTGCCATTGAGCGGTAGTAGATGCTACCCATACTTCTTTAATAGCCCTACACTGTGGAATCTTTACGATATAGCCATTAGCGGCTAATAGGTAATAAAAATTAGCCCATGACTTCTGTGTTTCATTCTGCCGATCAAGGTACTTCCTTCCTTCATTGATGAAGAAGTCAGCACCGTTATCTGAAAGATCATCATTAACTAAATCATGCCTACCTGATAGTGTTCTAAACTTTGTTCTTACCTGGAGTAAATTCATACAGCCTCCATAGATCGTTTTAAATTTGAATGGACTGGGTCAGTCCTTGCTCCAACCCAGTCCACCATGTGGTCTGAGAGGTTAGCCTTATGGTGTAAGGTTATTTGGCAGACCAACACCGTTTAGAACACCACACTTTTGTGGCAGACCAAATTCAAGGCCAGCCTCAGTAAGGTATTCCTCATTCAAGCCATCAATACGTCTTTGTCCATATCCAGAAGAATGGGACTTAGATGAATTCTCACCGAAGAACGTAGTATCATCAATGTATCTATAACCAAGTTCTTTAGGCTCAAGGATAAGTCCCATATGCCTAGTTGTAGCATCAAAGCTAAACAGTGGATGAGTTTTCATATGGATAGTACCGAAAGGCGTGATCCATGATCTAATATTCATGCCATAGGTTTTCTGTGCAGGCTGTAGGTTAATCTGCCCACCTGCCATAGCCAATGCATCAATACCTAACAAAAATCCAGAACCACAAAGACATAATTTATCTTCAGATCCATAACGGAAGATAAGTTCAAGCATAGCTTTAAACCATGTCTCACCACCTGCCGCCCAGGTCTGGCCAGCATAAGTAGCATTAAGGGTAAAGTCATCTACATTGGCTGCTGCATACTGCCGAATAAAAGGAATCACACCCATTGTAGTACGTTCAGGTTTACCGTTATCACCTATATTCTGAGACATAATACCCCAGAGGATTGCAAGTTCCATTTCCCATGAGTGCATCTCAAGAGCTTCTGATTTAGCCTTCTGATAATCATTATCAGTACGAAGTCTTGTCTTAAGAGCAGTACGGGTCATGGAGAGCGGTGTACGGAAGATCTGAGTATAGTTATGTACCTGCACTGGATTAAGTGCGATAGCATCAGGCATTTCACGTTCCACCAGTTCCATTATCATCAGCTTCAAGTAGTTTAACAGCAAGAACTGAATTAACAGCTCCACGAGTTACGCCTGTAACTTTACCGTTTACATCTACACTATAATCAGACTCATCACGAAGTAAGATCTGATGGCCCTGTCTAATACGATTTGCTAAAATAGTAGTCACAGATACAAATACTGTATCACCAGCAACTCCACCACCAGCATATGCAGCAGATAGGTCAGCCATAGTAAATACTCCAGCCACTGCACCTTGTACAGAAGACTGAGTTTGAGTCCACCAGTTAAAATCTGGATCATCTACACGGCTAGATCCCATCATAGATAGTAAAGCCGTAAGCGGTGCCATCCCATTTGGGTATAGTTTGAGTATCTGCTGACGCCAATTTAAGGGTCTTTGGTTAGTTACCCAATCCCCTGTTCCACGCATTCCTAAAAACATAATATTCCTCCTATTGATACAGATCGTTTAAAATCAAAACGAACTGTTTAATTTAACATTAAATTACAGTTGTCGGTGCTAATGTGGTAGCTGCTACAGTAGTCGGTGCACTAGTAGTACTCTGTCCAACTGTGGTCGGAGCTGCTGTAGATGGTGCCACAGTAGTAGCTAACGTAGTCGGTGATGCTGTACCTGGAGGTGCTGTAGTAGCTATCCCAGGCCATGCTCCAACACTACCAAATACAAACCAGGCTAATCCATCACTATAAAGAAGTGCCCGATCACACTTGCCATTGAATACTATATCAGCTATCCAACATTCACTATCACTATTATTATCGGTAATAGTAATAGTATTTACTGCATCTGCATTCCTAGATAGTAAAGCATAAAATCTACCTTTTGCTTCAGCTACTGGGGGTAAAGTTATTGTTATAGGACCACTATCACCATCTGCCGCTGGGCGTAATACATAGTCTCTAGTGCTCATAGTATAGTCTATTTCAGGGTTATGATATTTATCCACTGGAATCTTATCATGCTGTGCGCCTCTATCTTCAAGACTCATTGTTCTTCCTCCTATATTTCAAGAATTTTATTCATAGTGTCTATTTCAGACGCTAAAGAATTTTTATTAATGTTTGGGTTAGGCCTTTGACTACCTTTACTGCTAGGTAATTTAGGCGGCTTTTTGTCGATAGGTGTTGGAGTTGGTTTAGTTAGATTCAGCCGCTTTCTAACCTCCAATCCAACAGAGTTAAGATTTTCAATGTAAGATTTGTCAGGGTTAGCGGCTACAGTTTCTTCAAATACAACCCCAACTACATTTTTAAACTGTTTTAAATCTTCATTATCTCTGTAAAAATTATCACTAGCCTCTTTAAGTGAGTTTATAATAGCTATGTTAGACTTAACAACTCCAGGTAAGGTATTAATTATTCCTTCTGAACCAGCTTTCATTTCTCCTCTAGCTACCTCAATACCTTTTTTAAATACATTATTTAGTATATCATTGAACTTCTTTGGATCTCTAGTAAGGTCATCCAAGTCAATGTCACCTAGGAAATCCTCACTACTAATTGGTGCAGATGTAGACGGTGCGCTAGTTCCAGGTGCATCAGTCTTTGGTGACTTTAAACCTTTATTCTCACTACGTAATAGTTCAAGTTCGGCTCTTAGTTCAGCCATTTCATCTGGTGCGTCTGTAGTAGGTGCAGATGTACTAGGTGCATCTGTAACAACAGTATCTGTACTTGGAGCATCAGTAGATGGTAATTCTGTACTAGGCACTTCTGTACTTGGGGTTTCAGTCCCAGGTATTTCTGTAACATTTGCTGTTAATGAATTTGTCATAGATTCTAATTCTTCACTTATTTCACTCATAGCTAACCTCCATAGTTCGTTTTAAAATTTAACGATCTGTCTCATAATCGTTAGGTTTTTGACTTTCTAAAATCTGCAAGAATAAGTCAGGTAAGTTTGATACATAGTTTACGGCCTTTATCCTACCATTTATATCTCCCATGTGCATTAAGACTGAAGCGGTAGACGGATTATTATCTCTAGCATCATCTACTATCTTTGCCCTTTCAATATCAAATCCTACTTGCCAATCCTTTAATTCAGTTAATATATCTTTCCAAATTAAAGATTCCTTAAACTCCTTTAATTGAAGCTTAGTAGATAATATCTCAACTTGATTATAGTCACGATTTCTTTTCTTATCTGTCATTTATTGCCCTCCTGCTGGAACTAGATTACCTGCCTGTACTTGACTATTTACATTCTCATCTGACATAACAGTTGGTTGTATACGATCTACATTACGCTTAAAGTCCTCTACATTCTTTGCACCGAGTTCCTGTGCTATATACATAAAGATTCTTGTAATGTCAAACTCCTGCATTAATTGTTCTGAACCACCTATAGTTTGAAACATTTGTAGCCAGGCTTCAGAGAAGTTTCCTCCAGGTATTGAACCATCCCTTACAATTAAGTCTGTAGCTACAGCTAAATCATTAGGTGACACAGCAACCTTTCTAGCATTAGGCCCAAATATTTTAGTTAACTGTTTAGCATAATTTCCCGCAATAGTTACATATGCTTCCTGAGTCATATTCTGTTGCGTCTGTACAGCAAACATAGTACCTATATCTTGCATAAATCGCATACCTAAAATCATGGCAGTCT